CTGCCGCGTTTAATGCAGTTCGCATGATCTCTTGAGATTTTGTAACTGACTGAGTTACCTGAATTAGTTTTGCGAAGGCTGGCCTTAAAAGGTCATCGGCTACTGCGTAAGTCTTTTCAAGTCCAGCAATAAAGTTAGAAACGTTAGTTGCTTCATAGGCTAAGCCTAAGTTGCTAACAGTCTGGGTTAATTGTCTGGCAGCCTTATCATCTTCAACAAATGCTTTTAATGATTGCTGGCCAAAACGGAAAGCCTTTTGCGCACCAACTAAACCAACATAAGCAGAGGCTAATTGTTTTACGCCTCTTCCTAAACCTAAAACATCTTTATTGGCTTTACCAAATGCGGCTCTACCTTTGTATTCGGCACCAATGCCAATCATTAAGTCTGTTGTTGCCATTACTTACCTACTCTCGCTCTAAACTTATTTGCTGCGCTTTCAATGGCTTTTATTACCGCTGTGTTCGCTTTGGCACCATCCTCAGCCCATGCACGATAAATTAAGCGGCCTTTCATGTAACGGCCACGTCTACCCGAACCTTCTCGGATGTTGCCCTGTGTCATAGGACTAGCGTTCTCTAACGCTCTAATGAACTGAGAACCGGCTCTTGGGTTATTTGAGTGGCTAAAGTTTTTATTAGTTCTAGGTGTTCCTTTAGGTGCTTTCTGCATACCAGCTGGGTTTTTACGCCCTGCGGTTTCAAATATAGCACCAGAAGCAGTCTTGTTAGCAATAGAAGCTGCGTAGGAAAAGCCACGTCTGTTTGGCTTAGATGGTGTGGTCTTATAGCCAATACCTCTACGCATAAGAGTTGCGTTGTAGATAGGCCACTTTCCGGTCTTACTATCACCGCGCCAGTGCGATGGCGTAAAGTCTGAAGGAATATAACCGCGTGCTTTTTTAACTATAGGTTTTAAAAACCCAGCCACTTCATTCTGTAATTCTTTGGCTAGATCAGGTTCAAACCTGCGTAGTGCAGTGCGAAGTTGGCTAGCGCCTTTTAGCTGCGTTGCCATCCTTCATCTCCTTTGCCCTGTCTTTCATAGCCATTAAATACGTTTTAAACATTCGCACATCCATATCTATAAAGGATTGTGCAGGAATTCCCGTCTCTAGGCTCATTCGTGCAATGAGGTAGTGAAGGGAATCCCTAGTTAGTCCAAAGGGTCATCATCAAGAACTTCCACACGCACAAGAGTTTCCAAGAACTCTGCGCCGAAAGGCTTAACGGTTTCTCCCGATCTGCGGATACATTCCCAGGCTAACCAATATACGTCAGTCTGTTTCTCATCCTCACGGAAGGCTTTGTGTAAGCCTTTCTTTGCATATACTTCAAAAGCGAACTCAATCGCTGGTGTGATTGTGTGAGTGGTATCGCTACCATCCACCCTTACTATTCTTAACTTTGCCATTTTAGCCCTTTTCTTTTAGTTGTTTAGAATGTGCCTGTAGTTGCTAGAGCGGTTGTGCTGTTGCAAGTAAAGGTAATGTCGAATGTTGCTTCATCAGCGACTGCTCCGTTGATGTCTGGAATGTTATCAACAAGAATTGTGCCTGTGTAGAGTTTGTTTGTTGCTGATACTGATGCAACCTTATCCTGAATTGCTGAGAAGGCTACGGTTGTGCCGTATGCAGCTTGTAGAGTCGCTAGAACTGAGCCTGCTGCTGTGTCATTCAAGAATGATACTGTGATGGTGTCAGCTGAAAGTCCGGTAACGAACTTGTGGGCTGTGTCTCCCATTGCAGTAACTTCTAGTTGGTCTGCTTGGCGGTTTAATGTAAAGGCTGTAACGTGATCTGATAGATCAACTGTTGCAATTTTTAACCCGACCTTATTATTCAAGAATATCGCCATGATTTATTCCTCGTCTTTCTTGGCTGTTGCCTTAGGGGTGGATTCAATTTGACCAATCTTTTTCAGAAAAGCCAAATCTTCAGGTGTTAGATTAGTCATTTTTACGCCCAACTCGTGAGTATGCTCAAACGGATTTCCGTTGTGAGTAGGTCTCCAGCTGTTGTATCAACTGATACCCCAGACACAGAGCCAATGTTATAGTTTAGCGAAGATGCCGCTAGTTTAGTAAACACGTCAACAATAAAATCTTCCATGCTTGCAAGCGAACCCTGGTTGTCAAGTAATGGCAAGTAAAGTTTTAAACGAAAGTTAGCCAGTGGTGCAATAGTTATATGTTGGTTATTGCTTGGCACAATATAAGGATCATCAGGTTCTACAACTACGCTATTGGCCAACGGTGAGGCAGGTGGAAAGGAAAATACCTGCCATACCGTTGGATTGGATAAAGCCGTTGCTATGGTAGTGCGGAGAGTTGTGACGGCAACTGTCATCCGACTAGTCCATTCGGGTTCATCCAATTCGCAATCAAACCACGAACTCTAGCAAGTAGTGTGTTGCCCATACGGTAAGGTGAAGGTGTAAAGCCATCTGGTGATACGCCACCAGCATTTGAAAGTTGTCTTGATTGCCAGATGTCAACAGCAATTAAAAGTGATGCTTCTCTGATTTCTGGGATTGTTGCAAAATCTACGTTAGTGCCAGCCGCTACTGTAGCGAATGGTTGAATTGGGTTCTTAACCTGGTTTGCGCCTGTGGCTGCATAAGTTATGGAATAGTTATAAGCTGTTAAAGAATAATTTTGATAGTTAAGGGCAGATACCTGCACTGCGCCGTTGATCTCAGTAATTGTCTTTGTGCCGTTGAATGGAGAACCGGCATTAGTGATAGTTACGCTTTGGCCAACATACATGCCATGAGGTTGTTGAAAGTAAAGTGTTGCAAAATTATCTGTAAGGCTTCTAGCAGCCGCGTAATAGTTGTTAAACCATAAATGGCTCTTAATGATGTTCTCAGCAGCTTGGCAGACTTCTTCAACAACTGCATTGTCATAGAGAGACCCTATGCCTAGAACTGTGCGCAGTTCGGCTTGGGTAACAAATGTTGCTGCCATGATTTCCTCTCTAATGAAAATTGTAGGGGCTAAGGGCTACAAAGCCCCTACAACACTATTTCAAAGTGTTAGTTATGCAACCATCCACTTGTATGCGCCTGCTGCAACCTTCGTGGCAATGGCTCCATAGCCATAATAGGCCACGTTGATTTGACCTGAAGCGATTACTGCTGCTTCCAACTTGAATGTTGGTGACTCATACCATGTGTATGACTCTGGGTTGACAACGATGATTGTTCCATCGCCTGTTCCTGAAAGGTTACGATCAACGTATAGGTTCAAGCCGTTGATGTTGCCCTTTAGTGATGTAGGTGCTGCGTTACCGCCAGCGTTCATTGGTGCAACTGCTGTGTAGATAGCGCGGTTTGTTGAATCAACAAGACCCATGATTGCGCCCCATTGTGCTGGAGACACGATGATGTTTTGTGCAAAGCCTAGAGTGTTTGAGTAAACATCTACTGCTGCATCTGCAACGAAGTCGAGAAGGTTAGCTGCTGACATTGTGCGGTTTCCGCCGTCTGTCGCTGCTGCTGCAACTACTGTTGCTACGCGTGCGTCTGTTGCCTTAGCGTATGCAAATTCCATGTTGCGAACCAACTCAGCGTAGAACGCTGGTGAAGAACGGTCTAGTAGTTCGACTGAGAATGTTTGTTGTCCAGCAAACTTTTGAACTGTAACTGATAGGAAAGAATCGTTAAGGTCTGTGTCTGATGGTGCTGCTTCTTCAGCTGTAACTGCAACTGTTGGAACTTGTGAAATCTTTGGAATTTCAAAAGTCATACCTGCATCTGGAAGTGTTCCGCGTGAGATTGCGTCAATGAATGGGCGATCTGCGTTTGCAAGTGGGTTAATAACTTCTGTTAACTGACGTGTAGGAATTAAACCTGCGTTGTCTGTTGTGTTTGCTGCTGCGCGGATATATTGACGAGCATCGTCATCTCCGAATTGCGCACGAATAGTGTTCTCTAGGAATTTTTCCTTTGTGAACTCTAGGCGTGGTTCAGCGTAAAACGCTGCTGTTACTGTTGGGCGTGAGGCTTCAACCGCAGGGGTTTCTACTACAGCCTCAGGTGCTACGGCATCTGGAGTATCCAAGATGGCCTCACTTTCTGATTGTGGGATTTCGGTTAGTGCTTCATCTTCGGTTTCTGCCGCTGATGCTGCAACGCTAGTTACTGCTGCTGAATCGAACGCAGCTGCTTGAACAAGACTTGTTTCAAATAGTCTTGCTGATTGAACATACAACACGCCGTTACGTGGTTGTGATGCTAAAACTTCGACTCCAACACTCAGCCCTGAACGAAGGCCGTCTGATGCTTCGATTAGTGAGTCTGTTCCGCGGCTAGTGTTGGAGACTTTAAATGATGCGTAAACGCCGTCTGCTGTTTCATTGAAGTTAACGGCTTTGCCGATTGGCTTCTTGGCATCGTGTTCTAATAATA